CCCGAACGTTAATGGTGTCTCACCGGAGATCTTATCATGACCCATAAAGGAGGCCATTCACCCCTCCGCCTACTCCTCCAGGGTGTCACAAGCGGGGTGACACCCTAGCCCACAGCCGGAAGTAACCAACGTGTATACCAACGATGTTGGATGTTTTTATAACTTCTTAGTGGGTAAGTTGATTAAATTCTGGTTCACACCTAAAGTGTGCCCGCCCAGCAATCCAAGTTCAGTCTGGGTGAACAGAGCCATCACTCCACTACCATGAAAACAACCTAGTGTGCCAAACACTAGCTCTCAACTCCTCCGCTATAATTCCACTAGCCGACCAAACCCTAGCTGCAAATCCCCGCTTGCGCCAACTGTTATTAGGCAACACTTTTAAAGTTAACCCAATCAGTATTTCTCTAACTGCTGGGTGAGTAGTCCCGCCAAATACTTGAAGCGTACCGCCAAGGTAGTCCAGCATTTCTCCCAGCCTACTCCCAGTTTGACGAGTCAACATCCACAAGTCCGGGTAGTTCTTCTCTAACCACCAAGAAACGGTTAATTTCCTCAATCTTAAGAGTGGGCGCACTTCTTCCAGTCTGGCGATTACTCCTCGGAATTTGCCGTAATATCCTTTCCGTTCATTAAACTCACTCAAATAAGCCTCATACCCTAATTTTGCCAGGCTTTCTAATTCTGTGTCTGGATATATATCCTGCCCTCCAAGAGGGGCAAACCTGTCTGAGTACTCTACGATTTTAGGCCGTTCCAGCCGCAATTTATCACGCCATTTGTCTCGTAGATAAGATCCAAGCTGCACTATGTCATCCGATCTCAACGTGCATAGTGATTCAGCCTGGGCTAGCTGGTCTGCTTCCCCCTCAGATAACACCACTCCAATTTCGTCCGCCCTGTTCTTCCAGACCTGAGCTCTGGTCTTAGTGCGTATTCTCACGCGAGCTACCTCCTCATCTACCACCTTTGGAAATGCTGGAGCACATCTCGTCTTCCCGTCCCAAGGCAAAAGTCCTATCCCCCCCAAGAACCTAGGTACACCCAATATCTTAAATGGCAAACGCAGTATCCTACACCAGGTCCGACCTAATGACCTGAATAACAATACGCCGTCGACACCTCGTCGATCTAGAGCGCTACATACTTCTTTTAAAGCCATAATCACTCCATCCTCCTTCCAGGGCGTGGAGGTCCAGGGCTTACGTTGAACTAGACCTGGAATTATACGTGCTGGATAACCTAAACAGTGCTTATCGAACCAAACTCTTAAGAATTCAGTCTGCCCTTGCAAGACGGAAAATTTCCCCTCTCCTCCCAACACTCCCATTTTCCGATATCCTTCAGCAAAAAGACGAAGGGCTTGGAAACTGTCGCCAAACACAGCACTGTCATCTCCCCTAACATACTTTTCAAGCTTGGAAGTGTCCACGCCAACGCCTTCGAGCAATTTCCC